TCCTTATTCAGTTAAAGGTTGCTCAACCACAATATCGTGCTTCGCTAAGAAGTCACGCAGCGCCATTTCTACTGTTGCCGCCTTCGTCATACGCGTCTTGTCTTTATACAAGTCCAATCCCGCAATCACCTCTGGCCGCACGCGAACCAATAACTGTTGAAGCTCCATTTTCATTCTCCTTCTGTAGCTCAATTGCAACAGCTACAGATAAATATATATCGTGTCAATAGCACTCAGATATAAATTAATTGTTGACAGCTATCTTTTAGATAAATTATAGTCAGGTTACGAACAAGTAATGAACAATTAATCTCAATAGGAGAAACCAAAATGAACTTGACGCATACACATGAATTTTTGATTACGCACATCACCGACACTGGCACAGGGTTTGGTGTGCGCACTGACAACGGTGAAAGCGTGCATATTTCGCCGCGTTTATTGCAACAAGCCCACGCAAACCTTGATGACATCTGCATCGGTATTATCGTGCAAAACTCCGTCGAGGATCAGCGTCATCGCACGCCGTGGGTTGCCGCATATGTGCAAGAGCGCCGCGCTGCACGTGACGTGCTGGGTGCGGCGAATGAAGCGCCAGCAGAAGCCGTAGAAGCTCCCACCGAGGAGCCTAAGCAGGTCGATTGGGCTGACGTCCAGCGCAAGATCCTTGCGATGCTCCAGAGCGATGACGTCACCTACTGCGAAACGGCAGACATCTCTGACGTCGTGGGCGTTGAGCCGCGCAAGCTGTCACAGCATCTTGAGAATATGCATTCACGCGGCGAGATATGCCGAGCGCATGTAAACCAGCGTGCAGGCCAGCAGCGCGCAACCTTAGTGCTGTGGAGCATTAACGCGGACGTTTACAAATGATCTGCACGACCTGTGACGGAACCGGCTTCATCGATCTGCCGAGTTTCGTCAACACGCCGGACAGCGATGCGTGGACAACAGTGCGCTGCCCAGAATGCCAAGACGAAGATGACTTCGACTGGCGCAACGAGGAGGAGGAAGAGTGATGACCAAGTGGACACAAGACATTAGCATGGGGTGGACGTGATGGGGATATATATCACAACCCCCCGCGATGAATATTTCGAGTACAAGCATAAAGTCAGCGCAAACCAAACCGCAGAGTTTCGAGATGACGGCGTACATGGCAGCCTGTATAATTTGCAGCTTACAATACTGGATCACGCAAAGCCTGTTGTTAATCTGCAAGGCCGCGTTGTGCATGAAACTGTGTTGGCGATAATTGACCAATCAACCAAGTATCATCTCAGGCTTGTTAAGGCTGCTGTTGATGCAAGGCTGGAGGAGATGGAATGACTGACACCATTGCAGTTTGGTTTAGCTCAGGGGCAGCGAGTGCTGTGGCAGCGTATAAGACGCTAAACAAATATGGCATGATTGCTGATGTGCGGATCGTCAACAACCCCGTTGCTGAGGAAGACGAAGACAATTTGCGTTTTCTGCGTGACGTTGAGAAGTGGCTTGGCGTTGAAATAGAGTTTGCGGAAAACCCATCATATCCAAGCCATTCGGCGGTAGACGTGTGGGCTAAGCGCAAATTTATGTCGGGTGTTGCAGGCGCGCCATGCACAGTTGAGCTGAAGAAACGCGCTCGCCAAATATGGGAGCAAGCTAATAATCCAGATTGGCATGTGCTTGGCTTTACTCTGGAAGAACAGCAGCGACATGACAGGTTTGTGCTGACTGAGCGTGATAATGTTATCCCCGTATTAATTGACGAAAAGATGACAAAGGCTGACTGCTACATGTTTTTGGCAGATCATGGCATCAAGCCGCCACGCATTTACAGCATGGGATACCCAAACGCCAACTGCATAGGATGCGTGAAGGCAACTTCCCCAACCTACTGGAACCATGTGCGTGGAATGCACCCTGACGTGTTTGACCAACGCGCAAAACAATCACGCGAACTAGGTGCAAAGCTAGTGCGAGTCAACAACGAGCGCATCTTTCTGGACGAGCTATCGCCAGACGCAAAGGGTAAGCCAATGAAAAACTTGGACTTTGAATGCGGGTTGTTTTGCGAGGAAATCAAATGACCCTAGCTGAACCCGTCTTCATGGCATTCGCTGTCTTTTCATCCGTAGACGAGTGCAAAGCGTTTGCGAAATATTACGACTTAGCGCGGATCTTTGAGCCGCAATGCGTTGAGATGGGTGGCGAGGCAGACTACCGCCGCCCGTGGCCCGACGTCAGACCACAGCCACGGCCTAGTGTTGACATTAGTGTAAATGAAGATTACAAACCCTAGTGCTAAATGTATATCAAAAGGAAAACAGCAATGGCAAAGAAGCAATTTCGTGGCGTTATTTCATTCGACTTCAATGTTGAGCAGGAAAATTACAAAATGTTTGGCGAGTTAGAAAACCAGCTTAAACTTCATATGGATCTATTTGTAGCGCGTTTAGCGTCTGGTGAAATGGACGATGAGTTTAATTTGTCTAAGTATGTATCTGTAGAAAACCCTCAGTCTTTATTTCGTGATCGCAGAGGCCCAACTGGGCCTATTGAGCAAATAGCATTTCGTGGCGGCAGAGGATTAAATACAAAACTTACTCCCGCACAAATATCTCGCTTGAGCGAAATGGGGAAAAAATTACAGCAAGGCCAAAGCTTAACGCCAGAAGAAATGTCAAGGTATTCTGACCATTTGAAAAGGGCAAAACAGCAAGGCGTTGATGGCAACTGGCCGGACGCCCCGATAGGAGAATAATAATGGCTAAATGGGATCTATCAAAACTGGAAAACAGCGCAAGCGTTGGCGCGCATATCGACGAGGATAGCAGCACGCCGACGCAGCCAACGCCGCTGATGCTGGTCATGTCGATCAGGCGCAAGGCAGACATCATGCGTATGGACGCGGGGCGTGGCCCCGAGCGTCTGACGATCAAGCAGCGCGCCGAAGAGATCATGGCGCTCTGCGAGATGCTGGAGAAGCGGCTATGACGGAAAACCTAACACCGCTGGAGCGTTGGAAAGAATTGGCGATCATCGAGAATGCGCGCATGAAGCGTAGGCTAATTGGCCGCGATGTTATGCACGCATATGCATATAAGCCGTGGCCGCTTGAAAAGCTGCGCAAAGAGATCAAGCGCTGCCTGAGCAGGCATGACGAGCTGTCTGTGGGCGACTTGTGCAGCATGATCGAGCAAGACGCCGTGCATATCGACATTGGCCTGAAAACCATGCGGGAGCGGCGCACAATTGTTAAGACGTCGTTCATTGAGGGACAACAACTGTACCGCCTGCGCACGCAAAAAGAGTTTGCCTTATAATGCTAATCAAGCTCACAGATAAGGATATGGCTGATTGCCGCCAAAGCGCTAATTTGCGCTCAACACTTGCGCGGGCCGGTGGCATTGTAAATCAGCAGCGCGATGCACGCAGCGGCGTTGATCTGGATTTCCTTGGCATACGCTCAGAGGTTGCTGTCGCCAAGCTTTATGACGTTTCATATAACCCCAACACGCTGGGCGTGGATGACGGCGTTGATCTATGGCTTGGCGAAATAAGCATAGACGTTAAGTCTACGTTCTACCCGACAGGCCAGCTTCTGTTTAAATCTCTTGAAGCATTTAAGTCACGCGCCGCCGTGCTTGTGACAAAGACAGATGACGAAAATGTGATGGATGTTGCTGGCTGCATATCACGCAAAGCATTTGTCGAAAAAGCAATGCAAACTGATTTAGGTAGGGGAAAATGCTTTGTTATGCCGCAAGATCAGCTATGGGGCGTTGAGGAGCTTTGGCGGTCATATAAGTGCGAGCAACTTTGCCCGTAGTAACATTATGATATTTATAGTATATTCCGGCTGTGGCCAACAGCATCAACGTCGGACGTGCTGGCGAGTTTCTCGTCGCCGCCGAACTTGAGCAGCGCGGGATACGCTGCCATCGAGTCGATATGCAGGACGATGACCTTTGGGTTAAGTCGGCCAGCGGCGATCTGTTGACCATGCAGGTCAAGGCGACCCTTGAGCCACGCGGTGATCGCAAACGAAAACCGTGCTACATGTTCACACGCGCAAACGGCGATGCGCACATATTTGCTTATGTGGCGCTGGATATACGATTGTTTATACTGCGCGCCGCGCCAAGCGGCAAAACAGTACGCATAAAGCCTGCCGATTTTACGCGGCAGGCCATGGATGACAGCATTGAGGCTATGCTAGGTTAGCCAGTTAAATGCTTGGCGTGTGCGCTCGGCCCGATCATCCAGACCATGATAGCCGCCGTTGACGCGCTTGGTGATAAGCTTGATCGTTTCGTCATTTACGCCGCCTGCAGCGATATTGAACAAACCGTTTTTATCGAAGAACCACATGGCTGTCTCAAACGCGTAATCTTCCTCGACCAGCGATGGATCTGTCAGCACTTCCGGCAAACGCATGTCATGCGCAAACGATTTATAGTTATCTTTGCCGGTAAGCTGTAGGAACCCGCGCCCGATAAAGTTGGCGGCGTCTTCCGACGTCTCATTGCCCATACGCCCGACATACACCTTGCTGGCCAGCTTAGCGCCGTTGCGGGCATACGGCTTGGCGCTATCCTCGTCGGGGAAGCGTGACGGCCAGACGCGCATCATGGCTTCCACCGAATAGTTTAGGTTTTCGCGTGTCAGCTTAAACCCGCCGCTCTCGTGGCCCGCCTGCCCCAGAAGATGCGCGGCCTTAACGCGGTCAAGCCCGTAGTGCTTCGTGATTGCACGCGCCGTATTTGGCCCGTATGCGCCATCTGGCTCAACGCCAACCTTTTCCTGCAATAGCTTTAATGCGACGCTCATTTCCTACCCCCAAAAAACTTAGTTGCTGACCTTACCGCGAAGCTACTCGCTACGATTACGCCTAATGTGTACTGATACCATTCTGGCATGGATTCCAACGCAGCAAAACCATTTGCGACAGCGCTTCTTCCAAACTCCCCACAAAATGAAAGCACCAAAGGTATTGAGAAAAGCAAAACTAAATATTCATCCTTCCATGAGCTTTGAGTTCCCTGCGCCATAATCCGTTCCCAATCCGCAACGCTTGTCTTTTCGCTGAGAAGGATCTTGGATTTTGTTTCTGCCTCAGTAAGCTTCAACTTAGCTTCTGCTGCGGTCTTATCCGCTTTACCCTGCAACCAGCTACCCGCGAGATTTGCGATTGGGCCTATGAATGCTTGTATCATTTTTCAGACCCCAGCCACACGGCAAAAGCACCTGTCATAGCACCTGTGACGGTCGCCGTGAGCGCTGTAGCCTGCGTGCTGACCACATCCTGCGGCAAAGACATAAACCACTCTATGACGCGTATATACATCACCGTCATTACCAGCATCATAAGACGCGGCATGATCTTATATTCCAAAAGCTTTTCCATCTTACACCTCTATGTTGATGTTTGTTCCTTGCGGCCTGTCAGCATTTGTCTTGCGGCCAAACCTATCATACGTTTCCTGCAAATCAAATCGCTGCTTTGCCAGAGCCTCTAAGTGGCTGTGGTTGGCCCTGTGCTGCTTAGCCACCATCTGCTCAGCTAGATGCGCCTCTATGCGCTCACGCGTCTGCGTTTGCTGGTGTATGTCGCTGCCTACGTTAAACGGCGCGCTGCCTATGCCTGACACGCCGTCGCTCATAGCCGCCCCTGCAACCCCAAAATAACAACAACAGATATTCCAAGCATTATTGATAAGCAGATAATCACGCCGCCCCATATAAATATACGCTCAACAATTTTAGCTTTCCGCTTTCTTTCCGCTTCTGCTTTTGCCTTGCGATCCTTCCTTGCTTGTACCCTGATGGCTTGCAACTCACCCCAAGCGCTAAAGCCTCTGGTTGCAATTACGATTTGGCGCAATTCTTCTTCTGCGTCCTTGGCCCTTTGCAAGTTCACGAAGGTTTCCATCGCGTTTTCATCTGACCCAGAAAAAAGACTGTTCTTCTTTCGCTCATGTGCTGCGCGCAAATCATCTACGCCGTCAAAAAACTCACCAATTTGCTTGGTTACGTTGACAATCTCCTTGCCCGCAGAAACCGCAGATTTTACCGCCGCCAATGCTGTAAAAGGGTCTATCATTTGGCATCTTTACCCACGTCAGCGAAACGCGGGCATCCACTATTATACTCCACCCTTATAACATATGGGTAGTGATACCAGAAGGATGGATATGGGCATCTGTATATACACGCGGTGTAAATCTGCCCATAAGCAAGCACGCCAACGGCTACGCTGGCGAGCGAGCAAATCACCGCTCCATCAGGCGGTCTATTTTCTCTTCGATGCGATCAAAGCGCGAAACGATCTGACCCATGACGGCTGTGCTGTCTGCCTTGGTGACGTAATCGCGCGCCATTTCTTCGCGGGTCTTGTTCAGCAGAATATTGAGGCGCTGCATCTCGTCCACAGCGCTTTTCAACACCCAGCCGATCAGGCCCAATCCGGCAGTAAGAGCCGCCGTCCAAAGCATGTCAGCATCCATTAGTAAGACCCTTCCCAAACGCGGAGCTTGGAAAACTCGCCGGACATCATCTTGCGTTTGACAACTTCCTTGGCCGCTTCTGTATCAGACCATGATACACCAGCTTCCTTGAGCCACTGAGCCAGCACAGCGCCGTCTAAGAACCCAACAAGCCTATTCTCGCCCGACATGCCTATGCCAGCGTCTTTGGCTGCCTGCGCGTCTCTTAGCGACTGGCTGACGTCATGCTTCTTCTTGATGACCATGTGGTCATGCTCAAAGTCAATTATTTCAGAAATCTTCGCCATGTCTTATTTCTTCTTGGCTCGCTTAGTTGGTGCGGGTGCAGGCGCTGGGGCAACATCCCCCATCACTTTCATAGCATCTGGGCGAACGCGCATAAGCGTCTCAACCTCTGCTGTCGGCAGCTCAGCGCTGTCGCCTTTGACAAGCTTGCCGATTGATGTGTGGATCTTGTGACCTACAACTAAAACTTTTTTCATGTCATTCCCTCAGTTAAGCAGAAGGGGCGTAAGCCGCCCCTTCTTGTATTATATTACGATGTGGTGTTGTCGTAAATCGCGCCAGATGCTTTCTCGTTTTTCGAGCAAAGCGCCAGCTCTGTTGTAACCTGACGTGTGGTGTTGTCGCCATTTTTGGCCAAGGCAACGTTTTTGGTTCCACGCAATACTGCGCATTCCCACATGTTGTCTTGCAAAATGAACACGTCACGGCTGCGGTTTTCGCGTGATGGCATGAACTGCACTGTACCCCAAGGAGTCACGTAGACTGCAAGTGATTTTACAACAGTCTCGTCACCAGCTTGTACCGCTGAACGCTGGTTGTTGTTACCAGTGAAGCCCAGAGCAACGTTCATCTGGAAGGCTGACAGATACACGGTATCTGGCTTGCCGCCTTCT